TTAACGAGCATAGTCGGCAATCAGCTTGATTAGCTTTTCAATCATTGCTGGGTCGGCATCTTGGTAAATACTGAGCCGAAATTTCTGGATTGAAAGAGTTGCCACCAGGACGCGCCTAGAAGTTGCGGACTTACCGGCCTGCGGTGTACCAACCTCGACGATTTCATTCTTATTCATAAAATGCCTCCTATAAATGAGTTTCCTCAAGTATAGAAGGCACAGATGACGATTTAAATACGGGTTGTTATGGTGTGCTTACGGCCAGACTCCAGTTGCCGGCATCTTGAAACAGCACGCCCGGCAATAAAAAGATGCCGGACCCGACCATGCTGTTGATCCCAAACAGATTTATTAAAAATTAGAGATAATTATAACTATAAAACGTTGATTTTATGCCAAATGAGAAATTATAAAAACCTATAAAGTACATCACTGTTGTACTTTTGTTGTACAAAAAACGGCCGTCATAAGACGACCGCAGCCCTCACATAGCCAACCTTACACAAATTACCATACGTGATAAAGAAATTAAGCTCTCTTTTTATAAATCCTCAGTAAAGTCAAAAGCCATAGTAATATTAAAATACTAACTAGTACAACAGCCAATATATTTATAGAAACTAAATTTTCCATCATTATAAAGCCAACTGTAAATATAGTTAAAAAACTAGTTGTTATGATGTATACACTATTAGATAAATAGTATTTCTTATCGTTTAGTTTAGAAATACCTATTAGCAGTGCAATTAATATAAGATACATACCAAGTAAAAATATAGCGCCAAGCATTAAGACTCCACCAATATTTTTTAATTTGAATATAGTTATTTTACCAAAAATATTACCTATTAATTGAAGACCACCAAAAGTAGCAAATGTGATAGCTGTAAATATACCCAATATTGCTATAAAGTCAGTATAGATTGAGTCTTTTATGGTTTTTATGTGCTTTAATCCCTCGTTAGCTTGAACTAGATTACTATCAATATATTGTTTTTGCACGATTGCAAGGTGCATATGTCTAACTGTATCTGATCGTACCTTGTCAATTTCAACTTTTTGGCCTTCACTTCGAGCCTTAATGTTGGCTAGTTTCTCATCAACTGAATTGACTATTCCGCCTATTTGATTATCAGATAATTTATAAATAGTCTGAGTGATTTTTTCGTATGGTACATGCCATATTTGTATTTTAACGGCACTATTAACCACGCTATTTAACCGATCACTCTCTTCTTCCGTTAGAGAACCATTTTTAAAAATAAGATTGCAAAATTGAATATTAAGTTCTTCAAGATCATTTCTGCTATTTACCATATTAGTCTAATTTTCCCAAAACCTATTATCTACTTTTAAATAATATTGACGAGTCTTTTCATCACTATAATCTTTTTCGCTTTTATCTCGCCATTGAGGTTCAATATGAGACTTATCAACTAATTCAAAAGGATTATATTGAAGGAATTTTTTAATATTATTCTTTATAAAATTAACATCAGATGAATTCAGATTATTGATATTAAAATTATGAGTAACAACGGTAAAATGCCCATAACTGTCTTGCTGTAAGGATACATGAGAAGCAGGGGATGAAATTTCATTGGCACCATTTGATGAGTATTCTGAGTATACAGAGTGTATTACAGGCCCATAATCCCACTTTTCGAAATTAGCATCAGTAATTAAGGAAGCATTATATTCGAGTAAATGAATTGCATTCAGAAAATACATCACCTTTTGTAGTTTCAGATTAGATACTGGTGAATTATTCTTCTGTGCCTCAGTAATGATTAGATCAGCAACATCCATAGCCTTTGCCATAATCTCCCCTCCTTTATTTTTAATAACTTAACAATTATATATTACACCACAGATAATTAACTGCGAAAAGCATATACTTAAAATTTAAATAATTTGAAATCCTGTAAAAACACTAAAATGATTTCTTGCATAATTACTTTCGCATAGCTCCTAAAGAAAAGGCGGTTGCCAAAAAAGACAACCGCCGCCCTTGTTTGGGCAATATCATTACCCTTGGTAATATTATTATCAAGGTCATGCCTACATTTTTAACATCTCTCGGGGTTGGAATCCTGGGAAATGTGATTTCCGATCTGATCTGTCATTTAATCTACGATAAGATCGACCGAAAAAATTAATGAAGAAGTCAGTATAGTTTAGTGCTAGCAAGAAAGCCAACTACTATGCTGACTTTCTTTTATTATAGCATAAAAATAGAAAAAGCCCTACACACGGCGGGTGTTCAAAAAAAAGGAGAGGACTCACCTCTTTTCTTTTTAGTATAGTTTTTTTGCCGTGTATAGGGCTTTGATATTCAATTGTTATTAAAAAAGGCGCGGCATAAAGCCGAGCCGGTTGCGCAATATGGACTAGCCCCGACCAGGTGCGCTGAGTCTGGTCTTATCGTTACTATTATATCACTATTCAAACTTACCGTACGCCTCACCCGTGTGAGCATTGCGAACTGCTACATAACCGTAGCCGTTGCCACGTGGCTGACGAACGTAGACGAACTCGTTGCCACGCGACCAAGCATCGTACTTGATCACACTGCCAGCCGGTAGAACTGCGATCGTGGATGCGCTTGGCCGTGCGCCCCAGCGCAGGTGTAAAGCTGTGTTGCTGACAAACTTGCCGGCTTCGGCATGCCAGGTGTCGCCGAGATTGTCCGTCCACGTGGTCTGCGGTTTAACAACCGGCTTAGCCTGGTCAACCTTAGGCTGTGGTGCCGGCGTAGGGTTGGCAACGTTGGCTTTGGCAAACTTATCCCAAGCCGCCGCGTCCAGGTACCAGATGGAGCGGTCCATGTCGCCACCGGTATACTGCCAGCCGGTGATAAATTTAAACGCGCCACTGGATACCGCCATGTTAGGCACCGTCCAGCTATTCCACGTCATTGAGGCATACTTGGCGACCCAAACGCCACAATCGTTGGCACAATTGGCAACCTGAGCTAGTGCCGACTCGGATACATAGATGACACACCAGACACCGGTCCGATCGTGCACGCGATCGACAAACCGGCGTACCCAGTTCGTGTTGCCAAAAGCACTGTTCTGGTATCTTTCCCAATCTACGATCAGCATACCCGTACCGACATAGTTTTTGATGTTATCGATAAAATAGTCGGCCTCTGCTACCGGGTCGCCGCCACCGGCATAGTGGTAGTAGCCAAGCTTTTTGCCCAGCGACTTAGCCAGCTCCACCTGGTGGTTACACTTAGGATTGACGTAACCCGTCCCCTGTGTAGCCTTAACGATGACTGCCTGCGCGTGGCTGTCTTGGATAATGCTGTCAGACGAGCCACTATATACGTCCACGCTATACATAGTCATACTATTTGCCTCCCTTATTTTGCTTAGCGCCCGTAATGGCGTTGTAGTCCGTTGCGTCATAGTCTGACTGGAGCTTGACTAGGATCTGCTTGATTTGTGGTGGCAACCACAAGCCCATCTCGCCCCAGTTCTCGGTGATTGATGTTAAGTAGTTGATGATGTAGCCCCATACGATCGTTTGTGCCAGCCAAGCATAGCCCAGACTGATCAGATACGGGTAGATGCTGATGATCGTCACCAGTACGATTGTGTGCTTGACCAGACCGAACAGTCCCTTAGTTGAGTTGGTTTTGCGGACGAAAGCTGACCGGATATAGCCGGTCGCTACGTCGATGATCACACACCAGACAAAAGCGATGATCAGCGGGTCATCAACCATATGTTTGACTTGTTGCATCATTAAAATATGATATGGCATTCAAATTTCCCCTATCCAGCCGCCCCATAAGGTACTGTTAGCTTTCTTCGGCGACTCATTTTAGTTAGCTAGGCTTGACTGGCATCCGTGCTCGTGGATTCGCTGGCGCCAGCTGACGTAGACGTGCTTGCGTCCTTGCCAGTGATTTCATTGTACTGATCCTTAGTGATCCAGTTGTACTGTACGTAGCAATCAATTGGAAAACCCCAAGAGTAGATTGTCTTCACAAAATCAAATTCCGTCATCATAGTCTCTCACTCTCCTTTAGTTAGTCGTCTTGGATTGTGCCTTAAGCTGAGCAACCGTCTGGCCCAGCGTGGACACCATCTGCTTAAGTTGTGCATTGTCCTGCTTAAGTTGTGCGTTATCAGCAGTTGCCTGAGTTACTCGTTGCCCCAGTAGGCTGATCATCTGCTGTTCGGCAGTTGGCTTAGCTGGAGCTGGCTTGTTGAGTGCTTCAATTTCTTCTTTTGATAGCGTTTCAACCCACGCGTTTTGCGTAGCATCAAACTTCGGCTTGTACATACCGCTACCGTCGCTATTAAGTGGTGCAACTAGAGTTTCGTTAGTTTCTAAAGCAGCACCTTGTGGGGCTATCGAATAGTAATCGAAATAGCCATCGCTATTATAGTGGTAGACATTAATAGTTTCGTTAACCCACTCTCGACCATTGAAAAAACGGCCATTGCCAACAGCAACGGTCGTTTGATTACTTTCAAGGCTAGCATTGTCATCAACTTGCACGGTGCTAACATACTCGTGCAACCGATTGGTGCTGTCAAATACATATACATCTTTAGCCATTCTATCTCTCCTTTGCTAGTATGCGCGAATCATGAAAAAGTTAAACCAAGTTCCCTTTGAGATCGTGCTAGCGTCCCCGTTGCTGATAGTCAATGTCAATTTTCCGTTGTTAAATGAAACAGCACCGACTACCGCCCAGTTAGTAACATTCGAGTACGCAATCCCAGCTCCAGCATCGACATCAGCAGCCAATTGGGCAAAGTCAATTTCTTTCGTACTTGAACTCAAATCAAAGCCAATTTGAAATGATCCTTGCGTTACATTGAGAGTCCGGCCCCCGATAGTGTACTTCGTGCAATCGACAAGCCCGCTGCACCCATTAATCATCGTACCAGATACTTTAGTTGACGATACCTTATCACCAATTTGATTTAAACCGGCATTAAGCGTCGTTAACCAGTCTCCTTGACCCTTTGTGATTGTTTGAGCCATTACTGGTCACCACCTTTCAAAAATGCAGTAACTAAGCTAACAGACGGGGTTAAGTTACCCCCATAGGTTACAAATGCCATAATGCTACCTCCTTTTTAATTCCATGCTGTTGTCTGACGCCATGCCGTCCACGTACCCGATATACGGCTTCGGATAAACTCGTTGGCTTCGTTGTCAACAAACACTTGGCACAAGTTGCTTGAGTTGCCCTTGACGGACAGAAACCCAGTCTTGCCGTCTGGGTTATTGCTGACGGTCGTACTTGCAACGTAGTACGTCTGACCTGGACTGGTCAGCAAATTGAGATCAGTTGATGCCGTCTGAGCGGTCAAAAGCCCCTGCACGTACGCTTGCATCTGCTCAGTAGTAGGCACTTGCTTACCATCGATCAGTGTGGTGTATCCATTGATCGTGTCTTGCGTGGCTTTAAGCTGCGACGTCATGCCGGTAAAAGCTGAGCCGTTTAAGATGTTGCTAAGTTGCGACTTAACCTCGTTGGCCTTGTTTTGTACTTCAGCCACTGCTCTGTCCATATCAGACATATATGGCGTGGCGTTGACGCCCATCTCGACCAGGTTGGGCAAGATGTGTAGCCATACGTTAACCGTCGAGACAGTACCTTTGGAGTCTTGCACATAGAAGTACGTGCTGTCCTTGTCCCAATCGCCCTCATACTTAAACATGCCGGCCGGGAAGTAGTACGTCACCCGTCCGGCTTGAGCGTTGTCGCCAGCTTGGTCAGCCGATGCCCAGCCGACTGCCCGATACTGATCACCGACCGGATCCCTGCCGGCAAAGCCGACTGATCGATTGTCTTTGGTCAGATCATATGGCAGACCGTTGGCTTTAATCCAAAGCTTGCAGAAAGCCCGGCTGTCACCAACCCGGCCTTGAAAGTTTTTGGTCAGGTCGATCAGCGTTGTGCCAGGCTTTAAGATGTCAAGCTCAATATATTCGTTAACTGCCATTGTTCCCCTCCTTTACATATACGGTTGAATCCAATCAAAAAGCCGGTCTAACGTATCGTTAGCCGACTTGAAATCGCTATTTACTTTTTGTAAGAAATCGCCGTTGAGTGCCAGGCTGTTAGGCACCCACAACTGCACTAGCGCGTTTTTCTCACCCGTGTACGGGTTGGTCAGCGAGTGGTAGTTGTAGCATGCTACCACCGTATTGACCGCCGCCTGCACGTCCTGCATCAAGCGCCGACACCAGATATAGGCGTTGCGATTGATCAGCCCATCTGACAGACTTGGCACCGTCCAGTTAGGCACGTCAACGTCCAAAAACACGGCATTGACGGCTTTCATCAGCTTAGTTGCCTTATCGTACACGAGTTGCGTACAAGCTCCGTAGGAGTCTAAAAACGTGGTCAGATCGTTGATCGGCGTATAGCCTTTTTGATAGTCCATATCTCATCAGCTCCAGTAGGTGGTTTGACGCCAAGCAGTCCAGGATTTACTTGAATTCCACCACGAGCGCACATAAAACTCGTTGTTGTTGGTATCGTGCAGGATCTGCGTACCGTTATTGCCAGTAGTGCTTGCCACCACGATCAGATTAGCATACGTTAATCCAGACAGTGGGCTGTTGGTAAGCGTTTGCCCGTTGGTGTAGTAGTAGCCATTGGACTTAACGTTGTTAAGGTCAGCTGACGGCAGATTAGTCGTAGCAATTGAGCCAGGGTCGCCTTTAGGACCTTGAATACCCTGGATACCTTGCGCACCTCGCGGGCCGGTTTGACCGGTATCGCCTTTGTCGCCTTTTGGTCCTTGAATGCCTTGCGGGCCTTGTGCAAGCAGCATCCAGTATTCTTGATCGGTCACGTCTTCGCCGTCATTGGCCCTTACGCAGACATAGCTGCGGTCGCCGTTAGATACAATGTCGAGCACGTGGTAGTCAGTGTTGAGCTGGAACTCGCCACGTGCATGTACAGTGTTAGCCATCTAGTCACCACCTTTCGTTAGCTCCATTGAGTCGTCTGACGCCATGCCGTCCAGGCGCCGCTGTGTTTATTGCGGATATAAAGATTGTCTGACACCGTGTGCATGGTCTGAGTGATAATTCCGCCGGCATTAATGACTTTGAGCAGGCCAGTCTCGCCGTTTGGCTTGCCGTTAACACTCGTCGAATCGACACCATAGTATCCGGAAGTCGTTAATCCATCACACGTACCAGAAGTAACCGCCGTGACTGCAAACGGGTCGGTCAAGACGTCGTTAGGGTCATCAACCGTTAAATGCCAGTGGCCATCACTTTTGCTGATGTACGGCTTATAGCTCTTGCCCGACATGCCAGTAGCACCAGTAGCGCCCTGCTCGCCTTGTACACCTTGCTCGCCTTGTGAGCCTTGCACGCCCTGTTTACCTTGCGGGCCTTGAATACCTTGTGCACCAGACATATCAGTGACCAATGACGCCTTACCACCAGTCCATACAAACAGTTTGGCATTGTCAGCGTCATCGACAGTCGAGTCAATGATTGCAAAGTCGCCTTCGTTTAAATCGTTTGGTCCGTTAGCATTAAGCAATGCTACGGTTGCATAGGTCTTTTTAATACCAAAAGGCTTGCCGGCCGGCCCTTGAATCCCTTGTGAGCCTTGAATGCCCTGCTCACCTTTAGGGCCTTGAATGCCTTGCTTGCCTTGTGGCCCAGTTTGACCAGTATCACCTTTATCACCCTTAGGTCCTTGCGATCCATGAAGATCTGCTACTTGTTCTCCGATTGCATAGGTATGAGGATTAGCTGTTGTATTAATTCCAGTAATCTCGTAGACCTTACCCGAAGGCATGATTACATGTTCGCCAACTTTTGGCGGGTTGGCTGTTGGGTGTAGATCAGTCCAAAACATCGTACTTTGATTAGGCTGGGCTTCGTAGGTAGAGTAATAAAAGTTTGCTCCCGTTGGCCCAGTCTCGCCTTTAGGGCCTTGTGGTCCGGTATCACCTTTAGGACCCTGGATCCCCTGTGGGCCAATTGGCCCACGATCACCAGTAGCACCAGTGTCGCCCTTATCACCTTTATCGCCTTTCGGCCCTTGAGCTACGACGCCCAAGTCAATATCAGTTGTTGCCAATTTCTCATCACCTTTCTATGACCAGAATGTTCCTTGACGCCAAGCAGTCCAGGTAGCATCATGGCGATTGCGCGTGTAAACATTACCTTTTTGATCACCGTAGTATGTCTGGACAACCATTCGACCAGCTACTTTGACATCGAGCAAGCCCCAGTTGCCTTCGTTCGGACCGTTCTCACCTTGATAAGAAGGCGAGATTTGTATGTCATAGTGGCCTTCCGTCACCAAGTTGTTAAAGTCGGTCGACGTACTTGTGATCGTGCCTTGAAATGCTGTAGCAGCCGGTCCTGGTGGTCCCTGTGGGCCGGCGTCGCCTTTATCACCTTTATCGCCCTTATCGCCTTTCGGCCCACGTGCTAGAACACCTAAGTCGATATCTTGTGTTGCCACCTACTCACCTCCTAGCTGTTAGGCCATTGGGTTGTCCAGCGCCACTTAGACCACGTGCCATTGTGCCTTGTACGCGTATAGCAATCGGCAGTCGCACTATCGATGTACGTCTGCCATACTTCGCCGCTATTGGCCCTAATTGTCAGCAGGCCACTGGTTGACGGTATGTTGGCAACCGTGCCATCGATACGATAGCTGTCGTCCATCGTTAGGTCGTTGGCGTCGCCCTGCGTGATCACACCAACGATAGCCGGCATGTCAACATTGTTGATCAGCCGGATATGCCAGCGCTTGTCGTCTGCGATATACGGTTGCCACGTTTGGCCGTCTTTACCAGGCGCACCGTCTGCACCTTTGTCACCCTTCTCGCCTTTGATCGTGCCAACCTTAGGCTTGATCAGTGCCCACATGTTATCGCCGTCAGCGTTGTTAAACAAAAAAGCACCCGTAGGTGCCAGCTTAGGGATTTTGTTTTGGCCGTCCGGACTGGCAACCAGCATCTCACCACCTTGTAGCTCGGTGGTCGAGTGGTCAAAGCCGACAAAAGCACCAGGCTTAATCGTGTAGTTGCCGTTCGGGTCGGTTGGCTCAACAACCGTGCTGTCCGGCTCTTTGATCAGCTTGCCGGCAATGTCGACGTCCTTATCCAGTGCGCTCGTATAGCTCCCTAGACCGGTTTTGCTGTCGTATTGCCACATGTCGGCGTTGCTTGGCTGATCACTGCCCCACGCCGCAAGCCAGCGATAGACGCCTTGCTTAACAAGCGTGACGTCGTCAAACTTGGCGTAGTTGCTTAGCGAGCAGTACAGACCGGCGTTCCAGCCGTAGCCCACCCAAGCCTTACGGAACGACTCGAAAATGCTTGACCATGAGCCGGCAATCGTGCCTTCCATGTCAAGGAAGTAGTACACGTTAGGCTTGATATTTAGGCTCTTAGCGTTGTTGACCGAGTACTGCAGTTCGCCGTCCACGCCCTCGTAGTAGTGATAGACATGGACAACCAGCCCGGCTTTAGTTGCGTTAGCGATATGGTCGGCGGCGTTGGCATCCCGTGTCGTACCATGACCGATCCGCACAACTACGGCTTTGACGCCGTTAGTCTTAAGGTTGGCCCAGTCGATACTGGTCGGCTGCCATTCCGACACGTCAACTACGTTTGCTGTTGTCAAATGCCTTCACCTCCGTTTCGTTCCAAACACCGCTTGAATCATCCCTGTTATTGTTGCTAATGATTAGTGACTTAGTTTGCTCTTGCAGTCTGGCCAGATTAGTCTGCTGCGACCGCTGAAAGTCAAGAATGTTAGCAGCATTGCTGTTTAGCGTAACCGTAGACGACTGCGTATGACTGTACGGATATTTCTGATACCCAACCAAGCCAACTTTGGTCACGTAGTCAGCCGGTCTTATCTCCAGCCGTACCATGTCACCTTCGATAATCTCTTTGCCTGGCTTAACCGTAAGCTGTAGCGTGAAGTCTGGATTGGCCTTAAACTGCGACTCAGCATAAGCCTTCATCTGTTCTTTATCCGTGATGGTGTCGCTGGTAATGTCATCCCCGACGAATAGTCCCCAACGCTGACGGCTGGTTTCATCGACAAAATAAAAAGGAGCAAAGTAGTACTGCTCCTTAGAGTCAGTTGTAGATGCCGTCCCATCATCACTCGATGATCCGCCGGCAACGATTTTGGCCATATCATCATTGCGCTCCCACCATGTCGGCGGGTAGTAGCTGATCGGCTCCGTCTTACATACTTCGCCAGGTTGCGGCTCATAAATCATCGTGTTGTTATCCAGCGCCATACAGATGTGGTGGCTGGCACCATGTGGGCCATAAAAGCCCATGTCGCCTGTCTGTACCTGATCACGGCTGATCTCATGACCGTAGGGTTCCATAGCAACTGTAAAGGCTGGTATGTTGATGCCAAAATCCTTGTAGACTTGGCTGACAAAACTTGAGCAGTCCATGCCAGAGTACGGGTTGCCGCCACGCGCACCACCGGCGCCACCATATACATACGGCACGCCGAGATACTTCTTAGCGTCAGCAATAACGCTTTGAGCGCCACCGCTGGCAGTCAGTGATCCATTAGGCAACCCGGTATCGCTGGTGGTCTGGATTTCCTGTGTCGCACCAACCAGACGAGCCGCATTGGTCATATCGGTCGTGTCATACTGCAGCTGTACCTCAGACGTATCATGCAGATAATCGAACCTGTGGCCATAGTCCTTGTAAAACTCGTCATGCGAGTAGATACGCAGATTAAGGTTGTCTGGCCAAAAGACTGCTGATGACCACGCACCAAGGATCCGACTGATAGCGTCTTTGCCAGAACCGGCTGCATATGGGCTTTCGACCATCGCATTGTTAAAGCTGCCGATTACCTGGTAGGTGATGTTCCAGTTCTTACCATTGTCGCCACCGAAAAAGGCATTGAGAATGTCGCCAGGAGATACCGACTGTGCAACTGTGTCAGTGCTATCCGGCACCTCCAAAGATACATTACTGCTGCCAGTATGCGAGTACTGGCCCCAATCAACCGGATCACTGCCGTAGATGTGCATACGGCTGATTTCGCCGGAGATATGCTGTAGCGTAACCGCTGTCGTGCCAATACCGCCAGAGTAGTCCGGCTCGCACTGCTTGATAACAAACCACTGCCCGTCAATCTCAACCATGTTCTGCACGGTCAGCATTTGATAGGCTGCGGACTCGTCATCCCAAGCAGTAAAGTATGCCTGATATGTGTTGTTAACTTCCCAACTGATATAAATGCTGTCTTCCAGTGCCGAATGGAGCAGCGCGATTTGATCATCGCTATCCGGCACCTTGAGCTTATGATCTTTGGTAGCAGCTACCTTTAAAACTACGCTCATGACAGATAGATAAATGGAAAGCTGAACGTAACGTCCACACTGCTTGCTCCAGTAGCAGTAAAGCTGTTCCATCCTGGATCCAGTGAGATTGTGCCATAGTCAGTGTTAACGTTGGCGAGATTGCCATCAAGATAAGTGTTGATCCCGTCAAGCACTATCTGGTGACTGCCATCATTGCTCTTGCTGTACGTCCACGCCGACCCGTTAGTGGTATTGGTAAGCTTGAGCGAGTTGCCGTTAAACTTGCACGTAACGCGCAGATCATGGCGCTGATAATACGAATCAATAGCGATATCGCTTGCGTTGTATACCTCGAAACTTGTCGAAGTAAAATGATAGCTTGGCAACTGGTCAGGCAGATTCATGCCGAACTGCCAGCCGTCAGTCGTGCTTGGTAGAGAATCGCTCCGATATAGCGAGTAGCGATAACCATTCGGCACATCAAACGGAATTGAAAAGTTGGCGTTGTTAGATCCTGGGGTCATCGGCGCGATATCAAATGGCGTTGGAATGCCAAAGTACACCTTGCCAGGGCTGGTATCGGTTCGTACCCGTACCAACTTGCGTGACCCAAACAATCGATAAAGCTCGTGCTTAGCTAACACCAAGTCTTCATATCCGCCAAAGCTGAGCCAGAATTTTTCGCTGAACGTCCGTTTGGCAAAGGTCTGACCGACAAATGGCGAACCGTCAGTACCAGCCGTGTCTTGGTATTGATTGGTAAACTGTGGCGACGAGCTGGCATCGTCCAATCCGAGATAACGCAGTCCGGGTATCTGGTCGCAGAGATTGATTTCATGCTGATCGCCAACCTTGATCATGATATATGGATCCGACATCTGCTCATCCCCTTCCTAGAATCCTAATTGACGCATGCGCGCGTCTTTTGCTTCCTTTTTGTACAACTGTTGCATATCGAGACTGCCTTGTGCTTTAATCGCGTCTACCTGATCGCCGCTCAGACGCAACAAAATATCAAACTTGGACAGTAACTCGTCTAACTTGTGGCTCAGAGCGTCTGACTGGCGATTATTTTCGCCGACAAATTGAGCATTATGGCTCAAAGTAGGATCATCGTTGCGGAATCTGGTAACGATCTCGCCAAGCAGCTGATATGCACGTGACCGTCTGCTGATGTCGGTCGGGATGACATATTCTGGCATGTTCTTTTCTGCGATCTCATAAACGCCATGGTTAGAGATCAGACCGCCATTAGCCCAGCCGTGACCTTGACCGACGTTGCCCCAGCCACCTTCACCGCCATGTTCCAAAGCGTTGATAGCGGCTAAGATCTGGTCATATCCATTAAGGAGTTGCTTGTGGCCAGGAATTGCCCAGCGGTTAAAAGTCTTTGGGATAAACTGCAGCAGCCCTTGCGCGGGATTGCCGTTTGCCATGTTAATATCCCAGACCTTTTGCGGTACGGTTGGATTACCGCCAGATTCGGTTTGGATCTGCTTTAACAGCTTGTAAACCTTTGTGGCGGTAGCTTCAACGCCCAAAGTCTTGAAGGCTTTGATGATGTAAGGCCGCCAACGTTCAACCCCAGCACCGCCTGGGTTGGCAAGCGTCTCAAACTGTTTCTTGATCCAGTTGCCCATCTGTTTAGCGATATAAACCGGCACGTCCTTGACTAACTCTGCAGCAAACTTAACCGGCGTGCTGACGTGGACAAATTTTTGGAATACGGATTCCATAAATTCGACCGGCTTTGACATGATCTTATCGACCATGCCTAAAATATCATCAGTTGCATCCCCGACTTTGCTGAGCAGTGAACTGAAAGCATTGCCTACACCATCTGCATAATGCGGAATCATCCCGAACATACGCGACAGCTGATAGCTCCGTTCGCCATCAAGCACGCTGGTGCCCTTCGGCAACGGCAGAATCAAGTTGCGCTTAGCCGGGAACATCCCAACTTGGCCATCTTTGGTCATAAACATCTCACGGTAATGTGCCGTCAAGCCGTCATTGACTTTGGCGAAACCGCCAGGATGAGTGTCATTGGTACCGTTGGCGTAGCTTGGCATCGAGATGCTGAAATCTCCGCCGATTTTAGATCCGCCGACTTTATCGAGAATCCAGTTGATACCGCCTTTGATGTCGTCCATCATGGTCTTAAACGGCTTAAGTACACCATTTACCAGATCGACAAAGTGGCGATGCACACTGCCAACTGCATTGCCAACTGCGTCTTGGATCTTGCCAAAAATGTCCTGCCAAATCTTGAGCATGTCGCCCAAACGACCGCCCGTCATGTCATTCAGCTTGTTGTACATATCAGAAAAGATCTTGCGGTTGAACTTAAACATGTCCTGTGCAGTACGTTCGGTGTCTTCGCCTAAGCGATCCCAACGCCCCGAAACAAGATCATGCCAAGTAGTAGTCCGGTCCTCGATAACTTTATAGCCAGCTTGGAACGTAGACTTATGCTTGTTAAACATCTGCTGAGCCGATCGCACGGTTTCACTGCTCAGCTTGTCCCAGCCGCGTTTTACGGCATCAATTCCATCACCGGTCTTTTTCTTCAGGTCTTTCCAGCCGTCAGCAAAGCTCTTTTTAGTTGAGTTCCACCAGTTGCCAATCTCTTTGTTGGTCTCCTTGGTTCGTTTTGAAATAAGCGTGCCAAGGTCCTTAAAGGCTTTGCCAAAATCTTTGGCGAACTTGCCAATTTGCTTGTGATACTTAATGATCAGTGCAAGCACGATTTCGATTGCAATCATCCAAGGGTTAAACCCAAGCGTGGCCACCTTGAGCACACGAGCAAAAAGCCCGATCCCTTTAATCAGAGCATCAAGGCCGGACATTGCTTTGGTAAAGACAAATGCTGCTGCAACAGCTTTAGCAAAGCCAACTACCATCGTCTTATGTTTTGAGCAATACACAGCAAAGTTGACAACTGCCATTGAGAGCTTGCCAAGGTCCTTGGCTAGGTCTGCAAATGCCTTCTTGGTAGACTTCTTGCTGAACGCTTCCGCCAAAGCAACCGAAGCTTTAGAAATTGCCGGCAGAAGCGCCTGACCAACCTCAATCTGGATTGCTTGTGAGGCATACTTAAATCGGTCTTGCGCGCTCTTAGCGGACTTCATGTTGCGCAGAGCCAGCTTGCCGACATAGTCTTCGTTGTACGCAGTCTTAACCTTGCCTTCGACTTCATCGAGGTCCTTGAGGTTGTTAGATAAGATAACCGCAGCTGACTGTGCCGACTGGCCGAATGCCTGGTTAAAGACTTTCAGCCGGTCTGCCTTAGGGACCTTCTTGTTAATCTGATCAAAAATTTCTGGGATTGATTTAAGCTTCCCAGACTTAGTCTTGAAGTCATCAATTGACAATCCATACTCTTTAAATGCCTTTGTTGCACTTTGAGAGCCGCTGGACAGACGTACGATAATCCGCTGCAGACTTGTACCGGCTTGAGATGCTTCCAAACCATTGTTGGACAACTCACCCAGCGCTGATGCAGCATCTCTCATCGAGATACCAGCACCTTTGGCCGTACCACCGGCATACTGCATACCAATACCAAGTTTTGAAAAGTCGGTAGACGTAACGTCAGCCGCCTTGGCCAGAGTGTTTGCCGTATAAGACGTGACCTGCATCATCTTGTTGGCATTGTCGGACTTCATGCCGAAAGCTTCCAAAGTTGAGGTCGTGACTTCCATCGCATCGTTAAAGTCATCCCCGGAAGCCTTAGCTGCTTTAAGCAGTTGTGGCATGGCACCCAAAGCCATCTGACTATCATAACCACGTTTGATCAGCGTCTGGTAACCTTCGGCAATTTGCTGTTGTGATACACCGTATTTGACAGACAAGCTGGACCCGTCGGCATACATCTGATTAATTGCCTTTTGAACATCCTTGTGCTTTTCACCGGCAGTCGTCATCAGGTTGGTGTTGGTGACATACGTATGCTCTATGTCTTCAGCCTTCTTGGCACCGTCAACCGTATATGCAGTAAATGCGCTGACAGCAATTCCGGCAGCCATAACCCCGCTTTTAACAGAATCCCAGAAACTGTTTACCTGGCCTTTAAGCCGGTCCAGTCTTGGCTGAATCTGCTCAGTGTGGTCGCGCATCTTGATGATTGCATTGTCAACACGAGCAATACCAGTCGGCTCAAGGGATGCCTCCTGTACACGAAGCTGTTTAAGCTCGTCTTGCGTTTTGGCAATTGACGTTGCGGTTTCGTCTAACCGCTGTTTTTGCTTGAGATAAGCGTCAGACGTTTCGCCAGAACGACTCTTGATTTCCTCAAGCATTCTGGACTGGATCTTGTACTGCTGTTGCAGGTTTTCCAATCCAGATGCGAGCTGATGGTAGCGTGCAACCGTTTCAGACGCGGTGCGATGTTCGGCCGCCATACGGTCAACGTAGGCTTGTGATGCCGATTGCGTTAACTTGTATTTGGACTGCAAGTCTGATAAGCCGGATGCTTGATACTCATAGGCTGCTTTAGCACGCTGAGCTTGAGCTTCGTAGCTGGCTAATTGACGGTTGGCTTGATTGATCTGCTTTTCAAGCTTCAGCCACTGGTTGGCCTGTTTCTCGTTAGACTGATCAAGGCCAGATTGCCGATTACGCAGCTCTTCGATTTTTGCACGCTGAAGTTCCATGGCTTGAGTGAGACCATCAAGCTTAACCTTAGCAGCTTGCGTGTAATCGCCACTGTTTTTTAAGGCTATTGATTGGGCTTTCCAGGCGTTAGTCGTGGCCGTGATCGCATTTCGGAAGGCGGACATGCTCCCAACAGCAGAAACCGTGTCAACCGAAATTCGCGTGGCCAGTTCATTCTGTACTTTCAAGCTATCCACCTCCAAACATCTTAGATAATTGTGCGTGCGCGTCTTCTGGGTTCATTGGTCTGTCATCCCTTGACCGCGCATTCAAAGTTTCCAACAGTTCCAAATAATTTTGATTGTCCAAATCGTCTGGCAAGACACCACTATTAAGCATTAACTGTTGCTTAAGGTAATTGATGTCTTCTATTTCTTGTTTGAGTTCCCAGATTCTTTTGCGGATTTCTCCGCTTCCAATTTTGGGGATTCATCTACAGTTTTAAGTGCTTCTTGTGCTTCTTTTTCACTAACACCAGACGTACGACTGCGCAGGTAAGACAGATAAGCACCGATTTCTTGTTCGGTGGCATTGTCCCAAATGCGGTCTTCGTCAATATGCAGCAATTGTGCGATAAATTTGATTGCGCCATCGATAAATTCAGCTTCCTGATCAATGACTTCGACAAATTTTCCTTGTGCATCGTTGTCGTCAACGGGCGTTTCACTTGTAGTCAAGGAAGCCTCCAGCGCTTGTTTCATGAACTGGTTAAGCTTGTACGTCACCCGAACGGTTGGGTTAACCGCGATTGGCTGTTTAATACCGAATAAAGATGCATCTACTTTAATTTTTTCCATTTTTGACACCTCATATCAGCCGCCCCCCATTGGTACTGTGTATTTACTAGGCGACTTTTAACTTTCTAGGCAGGAAGACTAGCGCTGCCAGGCTTAGTAACTTGGCCATGCTTAGTGATGTCGTCACCCGCATAGCCACCAAATACTTCCTTGAGCATAGCTGCAGCGTTGAATCCAGTTGCGCCACTGTTCCACTGCTTGTAAGGCTGTTGCGTACCCTTAGAGTTGACAAAGACAGTGTCATCAATTGGCGTCAGAGCTTGGTAGGTAAATGTAGCATTGGCGTCAGTTTCGTTTTTGTTGTTGGTACCATGATTACGATTTGGCATGATCATTTCACCGTTCGCGAAACCGTCAAAATACTTGTTACCCTTAAAATCGTCAGAGCAGATCAGCATTGCAACGTGTGGCTTATCGCCTAAAGCGGCACCACCCGTTGCGTCTAATTCATAGCCATTACATTTCATGGCAATTTCGTACGGCAAATCAAGATACGTTACAGCAACTTGTGGCGTTGGCGCACCATGAGCCGTACGCTTAACCTTGTTGTTAGCGTACTGTGGCGTACCTGCTTCTTCGATGTTAGTGATATTGGCAGTCGTGGCACCTTCGCCATCACCGTCCAACAGCACTACGCCGGACTCAGAGAGCCCCTTTTGAGCGTCAGCAATAATTTTTCCAGCATCGTCAATCATCGCCAACGCGATCCAATTGATACCGGAAGTGGAAACACCTGCGGACATTTAATTCCCCTCCTTGATAATTTCATCCTTTGCAAAATAAAAGACCTTCGTCACCTGCTTAGTGTCGGGGTCTTTGATGTGATTTTTCGATTGTTCAACAGTCCAACCATTGTCAACAAACAGCCGTGCTAATGCCTGTTCGCCATCTAGTGCGCTGATATCATTGTCGAGCTTGTAGAATATCTGAACTTCCACGCCTACCGTCCATCCCTTGAAAGTATGGTTGGCATAGTAGGTAGGCTCGTTTAGCCATTCTGTAATCAAGCAGATTGTCTTACTTTCGTAATTAGACTCTTCCTCTGGGATTGAATCGGTATAAATCTCATCAATCCAGTCATTAAACTTGCCATCGAGCAGATCTAACGCTTGAAAAACTGGCAATTCCATCATTTGACACCACCATTTCTTGCGTCAAGAACCTTCTTTTCTGCTGCGAAAACCTTGTCAGCTGAATCGCGACGCGCATTGTCAGCAAAGTGAGTAGCCTTCATCTTAACAGTCCCGTCATTTAGAAACCTGGCGATATAGGCTTTTTGACCAAAGCCGACAACGGAATTGCCGTCATCTTCGCCGTCAATGTCAGTATTTTGAAAGCCAACATTGTCTTGTAGGTGGCCATACTTTGGATTTTTCTTTTTCGAGCGCGGAGTTGCTTTGCGTAACTCCTCTGCTAAAACTTTCGCCCCAGCAGCAGTCATGGCTTTCTTTGTAGCATGATCAGGGATGGCAAATTTTTCAGCATTTCGGCCAAACGTCTCTAGCATTTGGCTAAGATCATCCATTGGTAGCACCAGCTTTCTTAGTGTCCCTAAGCGTCAGCAGATCATAACGCGTGGTCGTATGGCTTTCATCCCTTGATATGGTCAAGATGTCATAGACCGTACTGTCACCCTTAAATCTCACCTTGAGTTGTTTGTCAACGCGATACTGGGAACGGACAGCTACTACCGTCGTATCTGCTAATGCCGTCCCAACCAAAGCGTACTGCTGTGATTGAGACCGCTGATAGATTGCGCAGTGCAGAGTTTGAGTCGGCACGAATTTTTGACGTGATCCACCTAGCGTTCTGCTAGGCACAGTCGATACAGTTCCTAGCTCAATTATGTGGTTCAGACGGCTGATTGGTAGTTTCATCTTGGTTCGCCTCCCAAACGTCGTATCGTCCACGCAACTGACCAATGATGCTGTTAACGGTTAGATCAATCTCGTATGTCTGGATATCCGACATGCTAAGGCGATATTGGTAGTAGGTAGCTGCAAGCGACTTTACCGCCATATCAAATAATGGCGAAACGCTGCTTTGCGTATAAAATGCATCTCCATCACCAATCGCACCTTTAACGTACTGATCGGCTGCATCAATGTAGGCCTGCAGCAGTACGTCGTCGTCCGTGCCGTCAAGGTACAGCACCTTTTTTACATCGTCTACTGATACAGCCATTTAAATCGCCTACTTACCAGCGCCTGCAGATGCTTGGAAGTTAGCCGCTTGGTCAGCAACCGTCGTAAATGAGCCAACTGCGTATGCATCGCCATCGACTTGTTCAACGTCGAAGCGGTCAATGACACGGATCTTGGTTTGGTCTTTTTCGAAAGCGCCAGCGCCAATGTTAGTAGTCAGCAGGCTCATATTTTCGCGGTCAAACAGCGTGATCGCTTGCTTAAAGTCACCGTAGTACAGTGGATGAGCACTAGATACGTCCGGGAGCCAACGGTCAGCAACTACCGTGACTGGCTTGCCGCCAATCCGATAGATTTCTGGGCTGGTTGGGTCGCGTTGTACCAGGTAGTTACCCATTGCGTTCTTAACTTTGGCCAGAACGGCAAAACCAGATTGGTTGGTCAAGAACGATGACGTAGCGTTGATTGCTGGGTCAAGTGCAGTCAGTTCCAGGTCCTTGATGTCGTCAAACTTGGCAATCGTTGGCTTCTTAGATGCCGTGTTCATGACTGCCAGAATGGCTTGGTTGCGAGTAACGACAACCTTGCGGGCGATCCAAGTAGACAGCCATGCAATGATGTTTTCAGCCGTATCTTTTAACAGCGTATTAGTTACGGTCGTGATACCAGCGTAACGCTTGATCAGGTACTTGATCGTAGTCAGTTCTGGATCGTCGTTGTCGCCGATTGCAGCAGTTTCATCGTCCAGTGATGCCAACGGCTTGATGTCGGAGAACTTTTCGTAGACACGTGAACCAGATTCGGTCGTTACAGATTCCACACGGACCAAGTTCTGCAGGGATGCATATTGACGTACCAAAGTGTTGATAGTCGTGCGAATGTCGTCTGGAATCGTCAAGCCACCGTTGCCAGTACCAGACGTACCCGTAGTAACCATATCCTTGAATTCCTTGACAAACTTGTCTTTCATCGACAATTCGCTGTCGGTCAACGGCTTTTTGTCTTCATCGTGCATCTTAACTACTTCTGCGGCGCGCGCTTCGTTAAGTTGGTCTTTCAGAGCATTGCGACGTTGCTTTGCTTGGTCGCGTTGTTCTTTCAAATCAGCGAAAGCTGCTTGATCAAAAGAGTCGTCCATCAGAGCGACGTTAAGCTTTTCGTTCAGATCAGAAACCTTTTGGCCGGCTTCAATCCAAGCATTGTTCAGTTCATTGATTCCCATGTTGGGCCTCCTTTTTGTCTAATAAAATAGCCAGCTTTTCGTCATACACAGACGGAGCTGGCTTTTCTTCTGGCTTTGGCTGTTCAGCCTTGGCCATAAGCGTCATGAATTTGTTGATTGCGGCGTGTGAAGGGATACTGTGGACAGCATTGACCACTTGTGGCTGATTTTCGTCAGCAAACATGATTTTGTCCGCAAAGCCCTTGTCAACGGCATCTTTAGCCGTCATCCAAGTTTCATCAGCCATCAGTTTTTCGATTTCATCCCGCTTTAAGCCAGTTTTGGCTTCGTAAGCGTTGATAATCGTTTGGTCAACGGTATCCATCATCTTAGAATCATGGTCGAGATCATCGGCGTTGCCTTGCGTTACGGTCCATGCCTTATGGATCATCATCTGCGCGGTTGGCGACATGTTGATCTCATCCCCAGCCATTGCGATAACCGATGCAGCACTAGCAGCTAGGCCCAGCACGTTAACCGTAACTTTGCCTGGATAGTCGCGCAGCATCGTATAAATTTCAGACGCCGCGTGTACGTCCCCACCTGGTGATGCAATGTCCACCACCAAATCATCATCGGCATCTGCTAACGTCCGTTCAACCGCCTGTGGATAGGCGGAATCCAGATCAAACCAGCTGTAAAACTTGCCGGTCATATTGTCGACAACATCACCTTTAATGTTAATCTTGGTCATCGTTCTCACCTCCCTTCTCTGGCTCTTCTGCCTTAGGAAGTTCGCCAGGCAGATACCCGGCTTGCTTAAGCACATAAGCCGCTTGGTTGCCTGCCAGAGTCCCCGACTTAACCATTGATGAAATCGTACCGGCAAACGTATCGCCAAGCGGATCAATGGCCGGTCGCAGATCCAGCCTGACATTGCCAGTCAACTTGTTACTCAGCTCGCTATCAATTGCTTTGGCAAAACGGCTCAACGACTTGGCGTAGTCGTTGCCCATCATAGCCAGTGACGACTGTTGGTCCCCTTGTCCGTTGATAACGGAGTCGGATACGCCATAGACCTTGGCAATCTGAGCACCGGTCCAGTTGGCTTGATTAAGCAGTTGAGCGACATTGCCTTGGATTTCCAACGGCTGGTAGTCTTCCAGATCGTCAAGCACGATCGGCCCGCTCCCCGATGCTTGCATTTGCTGCATAAATCTCTGTGAGCGTTGGGCCTTCTCTTTGGCATTCAGCAGACCGCCTTTTTGAACCTTTAAAACACCAGGCGCAGAAATTGATCGAGCCAGAGCAGACAGTGTCAAACGATTGCTGGCCTTGCTGATGTTAAGCTCGTTAGCCAATGCAGACAGTGGGCTGATCCCGGTCTTACCACCGTTTTTGGACAAAAGCCGAATATGGATCATGTCTGATTGTGGTATAGCCTCCACGACGCCAATGCTTGGCTCATCAAACGTAACCGTATAGATCAGCCCTGAACCGTCTTCCAGCAAGTATGGCAATACTTGTGACGGCCTCAGATACTCCCAGAAACTGTCAATACCGTTGTTGTTACGCCAACGGTAGGCAAAGCACTCACCGCCAAGCAGCAGTTGAGCAAACATTGACTGCCAGAACGCATGAGCGTTGCTGGTAACCGTTGGATTATCTAACATCCCTTGTGTCCGCGACTTTTCGGCAACGAATCTGCCATTTGCCAAGTCAGAGCTTAGCTGAAAGATCAGCGAGTAGACGTCAGAGTTGCGCAGAGCAGTTGATGCATCTACATAATCGCTAGTGCCGTTAGGATTTAGGAAGTTGATGATGCTTTGATCATCTGCAATTGATAGAGCAGAGGTAGCTTTATTTCTCAGCTTAAAAATCGGCATTCAATCACCTCCCTTCAGCTTGCCATCATCTCGGTAGCCAATCCTACGATAATCAGTGCCACGCCGACCGCGAAAATGCCGGCAGTTATGCTCAGTCTAAAAAAGCCCCAGACGATAAAACCGACTGCGACTAAATAACAAATTACGTCAATATATGTCCAAAAAAGTTTCTGCATGATACACCTCACAAAAGACCCGAATCTTCACTCTCAAACCAAGCCTTGACCTGTTCGCTGGTCATCAGTTCGACTTGTTTTGATTTGTCATTGGCCACGCCAAAGTCTTCAAAGTGATACATCCCTTGATATAGCGCATCGATAATTGCGTCCACAACGTCGATTTTCAACGTTGCCTTTGCTTTATCAACTTGGATCCCGATTTTATCCTGGATGATTTCAGCATTAACAAGTGCTTTTTCCATGATTTCATCATCATCACGAGTGATTGACGACTCAACAAAGCCTTTTTGCAAAAACTTTGTCGGGTCTTTCAGCTCACTAGTACGCTGGCGGATAGGATTCAACGGCCATTCCGTATTGATTTCCATCTGTTTGATCGCGTTGGTTGCTCCCCACGCGTCATAGCCAAAAAACAGGACTTTAAGACCATTGTCAGCCACAAAATCAAGCAACCATTGATAGACCTGGTCGTCATTGATCAGGCCTTGGGGATGACTTGTAATCGTGCAATAGCCCTTTTTAGCCAACTCTCGATACTCGATGCCATCTTGCTTTTCCTTAGCCTCAATCGATCCAGCTTTCTGCCACGGAATAAAGCTATGCTGTTTGATATGCCACTTCTGGTTGCCGTCAGCATCGGTATACGGGAAGACAAAGGCAATTGCCGTATTATCGGAGAACATAGAGTAGTCAAAACCGATGTAGACCTGTTGACCACAATAGTTAAAATGCGGCTTAACTGATCTTTCAATATCGGAAAGCTTCAAAAACGAGTTCGTGGCCTCCTGGAGCCACATGTTTAGATTTTTGTTCTGGAATCGGTCGATATGGCCTGCCATTGCTTCGTTATTACGACTGTTGGTCAAACCTTTGATCAGTACGTCTTTTTGGCTGTCCAAGTATAGCAGCGGATTCGACTTGTACCATGTTTCCGGCTTAAACGTCTCATCAAGACTATCCTGGCACCAGATCAATCCCAAATAGTTGTCACCTTCACGCTTATAGTCTTGCTCCATAATCGTCTGAGCAAGCTTCTCATCAGCATGGTATGGCACTGTCGGGTCTGGATAAGCCGTTGAAATCTCGATGTACTGGTGGTTTGGGACCTTAACTTGGCCGGAAGTGATCTTGGCTGACCCTTCATCGGTATGGATATTGCCAATTTCGTCAAACACCGCCGTTTTAAAGTGATACGAGTCGTACTTGCCCGAATTAAACGTGATTGGCCGGATAACGTTGTTGACTTTGCGCATCGTAATCTTGTTATGCAATACGGCCAGCTCAACTTCCTTGGCCAGCTTGTCAAAAACAAGCTGTTGGTCCATGATTCTTGGAATCATGCTGCTAATATAGCCAAAAAGCTTGCCAGTCTGGTCAGCATTTTCAGCGGTGACAAGGTAGTCTTGGTTAGATAACCCCATTGACTCAATCAGATACGTATAGCACATATAGATAGCCATGAGGTAGGTCTTGCCTTGACCACGTGCGACCGACAATACACACCGGTCAAAACGTTTTAAATTGTCGCTATCACGCCAACCAAACAGCATGCAGAAAATAAACTGTTGCCAGTCCATCAACGGTACTGGCTCACCAGTATCAACGTTAGGAGCAATCGACGCAAATTTGAGGATCTTATGGCATTCTTTAGTACTGTAGTGATACTTAAAGTCGTTGTCGCCAATTCTTTGTAAGTCTCGCAGGTGCCTAAAGGCGGCCAGCTTGATCAGATATCCAGTCAAAACCTTTTCGTCGAGTACCTTAAACGCGTACTCAGTGCCTGGATCATGATATTCTTTGCGGATTTCATCGAAGTTGAGACTGTGATAAGCGCCCAGCACGTCATGCGTTTGTGTCAAATCAATCTGCAACTATACCAACCCCGCTTCCTTCATCTGTTCGCCAATCGATTTTTCTTTCTTCTGGCTGGCAATCTGCATTAAGTCTTGCCGTCCCTTAGGTGTAAGCCCGAGCTGAATGCCGATTGAGTTAAGCTGCTTGTTTGCATCGGTCATGATTCCGACCGCCGGGTTCTTTCTGTACCCGGTGAAATCCTTGCCGATAATCTCGCCGGCTGCGTTCTGCAACGACGTAAACAGTTTGGTTTGGATGCCGTTTTCCTGTACATCAGCATACGCCTGACGGTAGATTTCGTACTGAGTGCAGTACTGTTCAACCATGCCAGCATCGATTCGCTGGACCCGCTCGGTGCTTTCCAGATAAGGCACAATTTTACGCCAGCAAGCAGCGGCAATTGGACCGAAATAATTAGGCGGATTTGGTGGTAAATGGCCGTGATTTTGCTTAAAAAACACCTGTTTTGGCATTTTTGACTCTCCTTTCTACGGATTTGGAACGTCCCGGAGCCCCCCCTGGGGTAAAAATTTTAAAAATCGCATTTTTGTAAGAGACGGCTGAACTGTGTGCGCTCCTTTTTTCGAGCGATTGGGGGGCGGGGGTAAATTTTAAAAGCCGATTCGATAAATTCATCAAAAAAATTTAAAACGCAAGAGAACGCAATTCTGGGGCTCTCACAGCGTCATGAGTTTTGCTATAACGTCCACCGCTCGGATTGGCTCGGCACCAGCTATCAGCTCATTGTCTTTGCCAGTTCCATAGTGTCGTTGCTCCCAAGCTGTCTTGAGCCTATGGCAGTCTCGACAGATGGTTGCCAGGTTGGCAGTGTCTGCCTGCAGCTTGCTGTCAAACTCGATTGGTATGATGTGGTCAACGGTCTTGGAGTTCGGCTTGCCACAGTACTGGCAGACATAGTGATCACGCTCAAGCACTTGCTTGCGCAGTGACTGCCACTGCTTTGATTTGTAAAAGTGGTACTGTGCTGACTTAGTATCGTCACGATATCTTGTGACACTGTTGTACTTGCGCTGGTACTCAGCATTGTGCGATCGTGCCCACTTCTGACGGCTGGCCAGATACTCAGCCTCATGCTCATAGTGTTGCTTGCAGTAGTGATCAGGTAGTTGGCACATGGCATGGCACCCTGGTTGTCTGCAACGTCTAACTCTCGGCATGGTCAGCACCTCGTTTCTTTTTAACGTGCAGAGTTGGTGGCTTGATAGAGTACTCAACCGGTTTGCCTTTCACTCGTTCTGGGTGTTGTTTACGATATATCTTGTCGGCTAGTACTAGCATCTTATGTTCTTCGTATGAGCAGATACCCCAGTCTTTGTACACTCTCATCAAGTCACTTCCTTAGCCAAAATAAAAAGCCCAGCCAAAGCTGAGCTAATGCAAGCATTATTTGTTTGATGTCAAATACCGGCGCTTGGAATCGAACCAGCCGTTTTGTAGGATTGAGTGGCATTACCCGAAATAATGAAGCGTTGTTGCTTTTGTGTTAATTTTTGAGTAATGCTACTCACCTCCTTTTAATATTTGATTTCTAAGCACGTAAGTCCCCACATTTTTTCAGCCTTTGAATATCTTCCTTAAGCTTAGCTTTATCCTCATTTTCTTTGTTATGAAGGTCATCTTCTCTATGATAACTAAATTTTTCAGAGTTACTATTTACATATCGTTTCCAACATTGCCAATTTTCATAATTTTTGAAAACATTTTCCATATCTTCAAAAACAGCATTCCATATTTGTAATGTCTTTTTACTAAGATGAGTTTGAAATTCAAATTCATCTAATTTTTCTTTCATTTCGTCAAATTTGTTGCTATAGAATAATTCTTTGACGTCTCCAAAGGCATTCCCGTAAAGTGACTTTGCACAATAAAGTGTAAAATCATATAGTTTTTCTATATCTTTACTGTTTTTAATATGTTCTATGTTGCTAGCTTCTCTTTTTAACCCAGCATCATGCCTTGATTCTCTACGTTTGAGCCACGAATTAAAGATATTTTCTAATATTTTTATCATATTAATCACCCATCAACATAATACATCAACATAATACAAAAGCCCAGCCACAATAGCCAGGCTTCTTTCAGGGTGATTTAGTCCATGTCCATATAGTCTCTAGATAAATAAAAAGCCAGCCGTTAAGCTGACTAATTCAAATATAATTCAATAATTGGAGCAAAAAACATAAAGTAAAAATTAATATTGCTGCTATTGTTATTTGTTTTAACGAAGGCATATTATAATTAATCCATTTCTTTAAAAAGATCCATTATAGTATCCATAATAAATCTTTGCATCTTCATTAACGATTCATTAAACGAATTCAAAATTTGAGGGTCATAGTTCTTATCGAATTTTTCTACCGTGATTTGATGCTGTATGCCTGTTATTAAAAAATGAAGAACTCTTTCAACATTTTCTCCTTGTCTTTCTAATTCTTCAAATAATTGAGAAAATTCACCATAATCAGCTTTTGAAGCTTTAATTAGTGAAAACAAAGATCCAGTATTAAACATCACAATATGTAACTGATTTAAAGCAATATTGGCAGATGATATAACCATTACATTTTGTTCGTCAAGATGCGGTGATCGAAATCTATGTGTGCTTTGAATCACTATGTTAATCTCGCTAATTAATTCTTCATACAAACGATCTTTCTTTTCTAATTCAGTCAGACAAAATTGTAATTTATAAGCATGATTTTGAACCTCTGCATTGTTTTGCTTTGTTAATTCTAATTGCTTTAATACTTTTTCCCAATCTTTACTAGCATTTCTTTTAGCAGTCCAAACAGCTAAAAGCCACGCCAAAAAAGCAGGACCAAAAGTTTTTGCAGATTCCCATACAACGCTCCCCCAATTAACATCCATTTTATTTCACCTCATAACCATAATACAAAAACCCGGTCTTAATGACCAGGCTGAGGTAAAAGTAAAATGATCATAGTTTAACGTCATTTCGGACAATGACGGCCTGTGGAGTTGAACCATAGCATCCTCATCTGAAGTATAGGGATGACCGTACCGTCTGCCTTTCATCTAAAGCCTAAATCGATCGAAAGACAAGAGAGTTAATTGCGCTACTCTCAACGGAAGCAGCAGGATTCGAACCTGTGAACGCCTTTTAGCGTTGCCACCATGCTTCCACGCTGTCGAGGGCTAGCCTCGATACGTTGTCCTGGCAGGTATGAGTCGTTGATAAGCAAATGTAGAAATTAAAGCCAGGAAAAGGATAGGTAAGGGACTCGCACCCTTTTTTGCGCTGCGACATGATGTTGAAACGCAGTGCCCACCTGGGACCTTCCAGCCGGTATTGGTAGAAGAATACCGACAGCGCTGCTGTGTGTCAGCGCAATACCGCACGGCGGAATCGAACCGCCAGCAATTGAAGCTAACCATTTGCGGTGCCTACTGTAATGGTTTGGAAAAATAAATGGGTTCCCGCATTAACGGGAAAGCATCATGTGGGAGTCGGACCCACTCGCAGCCGATTTAAAACGCACATTCATTCACTCGTTTGTTTCCACAATACTTGAAAGGAGGTTCCATACGAACATATGGATTGAATTGTTAGTCTTCATCGCAGTTGTTTCACTGATGTAATATCGTTTTGGCATATTGGCATAAAAGCTGCGTTCCCGGTGATGATGCATAACCAGACGCCGTAGCGCCTGTAACCATTGATGAAGAAAACAGTTTGCAACATCCGAATAGCCCCTGTGATATTTCTATCACGATACCAGTTTAATCCACTTCTGCTATTGTCGTCGTCTTGTCAAAGTCCGATTTTTTTGAACCAGTTTGACTTGATCATCTTCATCAAATCCATATCGACGCTCAAAGCCCTCGAATCGCTCAGCGAACTCACACATGCATCCCCGCTTGATGTACTGATACTGTGATGATGAATAGCAGAGTTTGTCGGCCATCTGCCAGTCTTTTAGGCCTTCGATATAGACGGCTGAGATGATTTGATAAGTCAAAGGCTCACAGTTATCCAGTGTGTCTTTGATGCATTGGCACATCCGACTCGCTTCCATGCCGTTGATGATCTTATCCTCAGCGTGATTGCCATTTGCCCCACCGCCACCTGCTAGGCTGAGTGTCGGCGATTTGAGCTGATCGCGATGCAGACCAGCTTGATATAGATACCGATTAATCCCATACATCCAGAATCGTCGCACATTAGCAGCGGTCTCCTTGCTGTCGATTCCCAAGCCTAAATCCATTTGCACCACGACACCACTCTCCTCTGCTATAATTGATGGTGTTGATTCATTAGAGGGTCGTGCCATCGTGGTGCGGCTCTTTTTTACTGCCATGCTGATCGCCTACAGAAAGCAAAGGCTAATCCAGAAGCATAGGAACCTAATCCATACGCTTTTAACCGTCATGATCACCGCAATAGTAATCGATGCGATCGCCGTATACTTAAATCCAACCATCAGCGTTCCCAATACCGTTTCCTTACGCATATCTATCCTCCCAACACGTGTGCCAGCAACACAATCACGATTGCCCAGAATAGCAGGCAAGCCATTACCGTCATCCCTAACCCATTCCAATTTCTTCTCATTGTGGCCACCTGTACAACGTTGGCTTTCGCAGCATATCAAACCTTGCCCCGATTCTCGGCAGCTTCTTTGATACGTAGCTCTGCCCGTCCTGGTATACCTCATCTAGCATGACCGTTTCGTTAATGTGATTAGCTTCAATGATCAGGTACAGTTTTGAGTCACCAAGTGTCACTGCTCTGCTGTTACGGAATGCCCGCTCAACCTCTTTGCTTTCCATCTCTTTCTCCTTCCAGTAATTCTTCTACTTTGTAATCAATTGAAGTTTTGATGTCGTAGTAGTCCTTGGCGATCGTCCCGTCACGCTTGATGCGCTGATGCATCGGCTGTGTTTTGGTGGTCGTGCCTAAGATCTTGACTTTAAAGTAGCTTCTGAGTGGTGTCACCACCTCAACCGGAACGCCGTACTTGCGCCAGAACAGCTTAAATCTTAGCTGTGCGCTCGCGTCGGTTGCTCGATAGGCAATTCCCGTTTTAACGTCGTAAACGTGCTCTATGGCCCCGTCAACACCATACACAACAAAGTCAGGTCGATAGTAAATTCCGCCAACGCGGACTTCGCCGGCATCATAGATTGGTAACAACTCGTACTGGGGATGCACCTGGTACTTCTTGCCACAGCTCTTGATATAAGCTGCGTAAAAAGACGCCTCTTTTCTTGAGTCAAACGTGTAGCCGTCCAGCTTAACCTTCTTGCCATAGTAGTTTTTCAATCTTTCAGTTCCCTCCCACACATCGGACAGTACTTGATACGGTTTGACTGCCCGACACTGATCACACTTTCGTTTCGCTTGACCTTCGCCATTACGTCTAACTGCGTATGGTTGACAACTTTAACTGTTATGCCGATGCCGTCAAACTTGCAGGTCAGCAACGGCTTATGTTGCTCACAAAATTCACACATTTTCATACTCCCTGTAAATGACCAACGCCGTGCAGCATAACTGATTGTCTTCCTCGATAAAATCAGTCGACAGTTTGACGTCCATAACGATATAGTCGGGATGTTTGTCTAGCCAACGATTGATCTGCACGCTGGGATCAATATCGTTGACCAGATCGGTAAACATTTTTGTCTTGACCATCGCGTGCCTCCTTAAACAGAACGTTTTTGTCTTTCGTGTACACGTCCATGTATGTTTCGTTGAGATTGCCATTATAGGTAAACTCGAAGTAGTAGTCCTTGTCGTTGTATCTGCCCGGTGCTGCAAGCATGGCCTTGTGATTCTGCAGAGCCTTAGCTTGCCACACGACAAACACGTTTTCCGGCTTGCAGGCCGTTTCCTTTCCGACCAGCTTGTTGAGATAGTCGGATACGCGCCATTTGCACTTGTTAATAAATTCTTGATTAGTCATTGTTGCCATTCCCCTTTAAATCATGCTTGCCCGCACGTCTTCCATGCCATCAAATGTGATCTTGTGGTCATCGTTCCTGGTTAGCAGACGGCTGAGCAGTTTTGCGTTGTACATCTGCGCCAGTTCAGCAGTGGTGTTGTTGCTGGTGACGATGGTCGACTTCTTGCCAAATCGTGCATCGGCTACGTCATATAGGCGTTCCTGCATGTCTTTGCGCACTTCGCGGATTGCGCCACGCATCCCGCCTTCGGTACCAAAATCGTCCAATACTAAGACATCTACTTCAATCATTGCTTTGACCAGCAGTTTCATCCGATACTTGGTTTTAGCAGCATCTGGCGCGTCATACATATGGCTGAACATCCGGCTCATGGAATCCGTAGAGACAAGCATTGTCGTCATGTCAAATTCTTCTTGCAGCCTGTGCATCATCGCTACTGCCAGTGAAGTCTTGCCAGTGCCAGGATTGCCAAGCATCAGCACGTTGATTGGCTTTTCTGCAATTCCTTTGGCTAGGATGTATGCCTTGTTGCCAGTGTGTCTTGCTAATTCAACGTCAGGCTGTTTGTGTACGTCCCAATCAGCAAACGTAAACTTAACTGGATCACCACTCCAAAGTGAGTTATTATAAAAGCGGTATTTATTTCGTTTACGCATGATGGCATTATCTGCTGTCGTGCGTTTTTTGTTTTCTTCAGTCAAATAGTTCTTGCACCACTCCTGATCAGACAGGTCAAACGGGATGTCTTCGCCCCACTTGTCCTTGTAGGCCTTCTTAATGCCTAAAAAGTTAACCAGTGCATTTAGTTTCTTCATGCTACTTTCCTCCTTAGCTGAAATGATCGATCAACTGCCAGTCTGGATCAGCAGGCGGTTGTTTTCTTCTGTTCTGCTGTGGTTGCTTGTGGCGTTGCTCATCTGCCTTGATGTCATCAATCGTGGTCAGGTGTTCTCTTTCATATCGATCTAAGATACTTGCCACGTACTTAGACGGCTTCTTCAGCCCTACTGTTTCTGATGCTTGTTTGATTGCATATAGCACGATGTCGGCTCCATACTTATGGACCCAGTCTGTCAGATCAGTGGTAATGATACCGTTAGGCCATCCCCATGCATTTGTCCAGGAATTAAAGACTTCATTCATGCCTTCAGGAGTATTTCTGACCATTCCAGCACTGCTCTCTGATTGCTGAGATACTGTATTCGATTGACCAGCCGGCCAGCTAGCTGGTGTTGTAGTCTGTGTAGTAGTCTCCTGGTAGTCTATGGTATTGGTTGTACAGGATCTGTACGTTCCATTGACCAAATTCTGGTCACTCGTTGTACAGGATCTGTACAATCGTTGTTCGAAATTCGACAACGCAGAATAGTCAATCGTGTACCATTTGGTTTTATCGAAGCCAGCTTTGTTGTAGTTCCCAGTGATAAGCAGCCCTTTTTTCTCTAGGTTGTTGAAGTATCTAGTAAGCGTGGTTCTGGATTTAATCCAAGGAAACTGCTGCATCCAGTTTTCCATTGAGTTGTAGACCCAGTATCGGCCTTCACGATAGTTTTGCTTTTTTTCGATCCAGTAGTGAATCTGCTGTAGGATTACTGCTTCATCTAAGCTTTTTAATCCTGCAGCTAAGCTTGGCAAAACAATTAACGGTCGTTCATCTAGTAGAAGGTTGCTCATTTCTCTGCTCCTTTCTAGCGGGCATCCCACCCACTCGGTGTTCTACGTTCACTGACGACTAATGATGATTAGTTAAAATGGCAAATCATCTGTGTTTGGCTGTTGTGGTTGTTGCGGTTGCTGTGGTCGTTGTGGCTGACCATTGGTAGGCATAGCAGCATCAAAGTTGGCTTGGCTGTTAAAACCGTTATTAGGCGCTTGTGGGGCTTGTTGACGATATCCAGCTGATTGATTACGGCTGTTACCAAAGTTGCTCTGGTGTGAATTCTGGCCTGATTCTGGGCGAGTCTTGCCGTTTGGCTGACTGCCATCTTGTAGCAGTTTTTGGTGATTTAAAACACGCAAGTAGTACTTGCCATCTTTGGAACTCTCTTTCCATTCGACTTCAATTGCCAACTTTTGGCCTTTTAATGCACTAGCAAGCTGTTCTAGGCTATCAATTGCCACACCATCTTTTACACCGCAAGCAACCAACAACGAGTTGAAGCGCTTGATAGACATCGTTAGATTTTCTTCTGGATAGTCAACCCACGTAAGAGGATCAGCATAGATGATAGGGCAGCCGGTATACTTTCCATCAAGAACTTGGTAGTCGATGCTGATTACTTTGTTACTGTTGTTACTCGTGTACAGCCGTGCATTGGTGATAATTACGTTGTAGGTTCCAGCTTCTTCTACGTACTTTCCAAAAACGTTGTTTGAATCAACAGTGAATAATGGCATGCTTATTTCTCTTCTTTCTTTTGTTTTGCATTAATCAGTTCGTTTGCTTTAATCAGCTTCCTGTCATCGATCCGGTTCTTAGCGTGGTTGCCCTGCTCAGGATCCAGATCAATGAGCCGCTCGCCGTCTTTGATATAAATTCGGCCGACCAGGTCAAACATTGATGTAAAAGCGTTGAACGTTTTCTCGTTCATGTCGGCTGCGAACCGTCCCTGCATCTTGTCTGGCCCGTTGTCGATCTGGTGTGCCGTTGCATATACCGTCAGCCCACAGTCACGCAGATACGTTCCTAACTGCCGGAACCACAGCTGTAACTTTTGGTAGTTCTGCCGGTTATCCTTTGATGCTCCGTCAATGTTCTCCAGCACCATGTTTTGCAGTGCCGTCACGTTGTCTAAGCAGATTGCCTGATAGCGTCCGGAGCCAATTGCCCGGCTAAGCAGGTTGCCTAATTCTCGTTGCATGACTGGCACGTCCCGCTCTTCAAGCTTGAACACATCAATCGATTCATCACCAATCAAAACGTTGGTAGACAGGTCGAAACTGAATAGCAGCTTCTTACCTTCAAAGTCCTTAAAAAGACTCGTTTTCCCAGTTCCACCGTCGCCATAGATGAAGTACATATGTGGCGTCGGTGGGATCTTTCCACTAGCGTAGAATCTCATCGCTAATCATCTCCCTTTGTCTTGATCATGACCTTGATTTCATCATGAGCAGTGACGGGTGCGATCTCCCCGTTTTCATCAATACAACGCCCATCATCAAGCACAGTCAGTGAGCTCTTGTATGCCCCCCATTTAAGCTCCTTAGTCGTTTTAACGAATTTAGGATCTACTAGATTAACCAAACGTTTGTCATCATGATCAAACTTGGTGTTCTTGCGTTTTGAAACACTGCCATTACGGCTCTTAAAGCGGTAATGTGGGTTTTCTTCGTACCGTCGCATGTAATAGTCACTGATTAAAGCCTCTACATTAGCGATTTCTACGCTACGCCGATCAGTTTCTGGCTGATACCAAGCAGCTGTATCCGCAAGCTCACGTTCACGTTGCTCATCGTCCTGCTTCTGCTCCTCCTTCAGCTTGCGGAGCCGATATAACTTCTTGTTCAGCTCGTCCTCGCTTTGAATGCGACCATCTTGTACTTCCATGCTGTACCTCTTTTCTATTTTTCTCGAAGACTATCTATGCTTACGTTTAAAGCATCTGCAATTTTGCACACCACTTTAAACGTTGGATCAACGCCATTGTTCTTATACTGATACAGAGTATTGTTAGGAATACCCGTCTGCTTACTAAGCCAATAAACGCTTTTTCCACGCTTATCGAGGATTATTTGAACTTGTCTCCACATGAATTTTCCTTTCCTTGTATGTCTATATTCAGAGGTATACAATGTCTTCAGACTCTATTTAATAAAGGAATGATTTAATGAATTTTAATCAGGCTGTTTGCGTAGAATATTCACTTAATCTTTTTGAAGAATACCTAATAGCAAAGAGAAATGGCGAACATATCCAAAAGTACTCCATAGTTTGGAAAAGCCCCTTTGGGCTCATTACAGGTAAAACCTTTACAACCAACGAATCGTTCACGCCTGTTAAAACATCTGTAGATTCAGAATTCACACCAATCGATGAAACCCTTAGGATTATTGAAGAAAACGAAAAAGCTTTTCCAGCAAATGTTCGCTTTCCTTGGTATGATAAATTTGATCGACAATGGTCTAGTTTATATCCGCTCTATCAAAATCCGACTATGTTATTAAAAGAGATAGTTAGATTTGTTGAATCACTAGATAGCATTGATACTCCTTATGAACCGCAGCTTGTCAATGTGACTCTTATCAATTCCGATAAAACACTTCCGTTTTTGCTTTTAAATGACAATATTTCATTAACACCTGTAAGCCTTATTGAAGCTTCAGAAAATTAGATTCATACTTAATCTTGTTGTAAGCATATTGAAGACTTCCATACGCTTCGTCGTACGTTAAGTCTTCTTTTTTCATCAGTTCGACAATCTTGTTACCAGTGTTCTTGGTAGCCCCGCTAAACACAGCGCTTACTGGATTTTCGCGTTCAAACTGTTTTAAATAAAATTCACGTGCATTATCTTCTTTTGTCATTTTCTATTCCTCCTACTTTGGCCATAAATCAAAACTGATTCCTGGTTCAAAAATCAGGTCAACGTTGCTGTTAATCGCCTTCAGCTTGTCCTGCTCGTTGAACAGCCAACCGGCGTATTCTGGATTGTCGTTCAGATAGCCGACCGGCAATCCTTCGATAATCCAATTTGTATGAATCGTTTTCTGTGCTAATGTTTCATTCATGTTATAATCACCTTGTTAAGTTAATTTTCATCGGCACTACTGGCGGGTAGTGCCTTTTTTCGTTGTCGATACAATGATCTGCCAAGCAAACATGGCGATCCACGCCAACGCGATCCAGTTGGCCCAGATCACGTGCCCGGACATCTCAGCATAGGTAAAGCCCACGCCGAGCAGCGTCCATACTAATGCTCGAATCGTTCCCATCGTTTAACCTCCTCTTCCAGCCGGTCGATCCGCCGGCTAAGCATCATGTGGTCAACTACCATCGCCAGCAGAATTAGTCCACCGACAACTGGTGCAAAAATGTCCATTACCTCACCTCCTTCGCTAACCAATCAATCTCATCGTGGTGCTCATGCATCCACGCTCTTGCATATGGCAGGTAGATCTTAGTGATCTTGCCAGAACCATGAACTCCCATTACCCATGCACCAGGCTGACCGTTTTCAACCTGAATTTCTGGGAATTGGTCAAAGACATACAACCGGACCCAACTCTTTGCCTTGCCAGCAAATAAGTCCGCCCGTATGTCTTCAAGCTTCACCCAATCCGGTTCTGGCTTAGCTCTGCCTAGAATCTTCGCGATTAGTGGTGCAAGCTGTTTGGCTAGTTCGAGTAATCCTTGCTTGGTCAACTTGATCTCCATCGCTATGCTCCCTTCTTTTCGTCCGCTGGTTTGATCAGCCGTTGATTAGGTCGTCCATACCAAGCAAATCGCACATCGCATAGAGCACTTCAAGATTAAAGTCTTGCAGGTCCTCAATCCGTGCTTCGCGTTTCTTACCATTGCCATCACGAATGGTTGTCCATTCTGAAGTGTTGTATTCAATCAGCGTTTTGAGCGCTTCACGCAAGTTATCTGGTTCGTACATCTCCGTTACCTCCTACAGCCCTAAAGTCCTAAGTCGTCGTCTTGAATCTCCAGTGCGTTGTCTTGAAATACCTTCAACGCTTCAGGGAAGTATCGCCAAGCTCCATCGTGATCACGGTAGCTCATGTCAGCATCACGCTTGACACCAAGCTTGTTGGCCCATTTGCCAATCGCAATTGGCGACACGCCAATCATGTTGCCAATCTCAGTAGCCGAGTATTCGCGGCGTGCACCAACCGGCAATGCTTGCATGGCACGAATGGCTTCGTTGCGGAAATCAACTGCCATATGTGGTCGTTGGTAATCGTCAGCAACTTTGCCAAGCTCCAGATACAGCTTGACGTCTTGATTGCGTAGCTCGTGCGCCTTGTTGACGTTCTGCTTGCGCATTTCAATCAGCCACTCGCGCTTGTATGCAAGCTTTTCGTGCTCAAGCTTGCTGTCAATGACTACTGTCTTCCCGTTGTGTTCAGCTTCATATTCATTGAACAGTGATACGTACGTTGCGGTGAAGATCGTCCCTTTGCGACCGGTCAACTGTTGGCAACGAATTCACAACCTTTTTTAGTCAGCAAGTAGCAGGGACGCTCTTGATTATTTGGATCAATATAGCTTGATTCGATGAAGAATTGAGCCGAATCCAATTTTGGATTGGGCTCCAAAACGTTGATATAGTCGTGGATATCACGCATTAGATGCGCATGACTTTTGCCAATCATCTTGGCAACATCCCGACTATCGATCACTTGTTGTTTGGACCCATCAACATAGCGAATCACTGATTCTTTATTTACGTTTTGCATTATGTTTCCTCCGTGCTACGGTTAAACCGTGTTTTTGTTTAAAAAATAATATCGGAAAATCCGATATTTAGAATTTTTTCAATTTTTCGAATCTGCAAAGCATTAGGATACGTCATCCCACGCTCCCATTTGCTCCAGGCGGCAGGTGATACTCCTACCTTTTTAGCAGCCTCTTTCTGCGTTAATTTGGCATTAACGCGTGCAGCTCTCAGTGTCATTGTCAACTTATTATCTATGCTCCTTTCTTGTTAAGGCCTTGATCAACCTTACGAGTCATATATTAACACGGTTTAACCGTGTTAGCAATACTTTTTATCATTTTATTTTACTTTTCTTATTAAAATTCAACAAAAACACGGTTTAACCAGTTATAATTAGCCTAAAAAGGTGGTTATGAATATGACTAATAATGCTAATTATAATAAGCAGATTATGGCCGAACACATTAAGGAAAAATTAAACCAGAATGGCATGACCGCTAAAGAATTTTCCGAGAAATTAGGTTTTAAATACACTACTGTCCTAGATTGGATTCATGCAAAAACATATCCTCGCATAGATAAAATTGAAAAAATGGCTAATTTCTTTGGCGTTGACAAAGCGGATTTAATAGAACCTCACCGCGACCCCAGGGAAGACGATCTCAAAACTGCTGACCTCGCTGATGATGACACCATCTTTACCTTCGAGGGCAAGCCTATCCCTGAACAGGACTTGGAATACATGAAACGGCTGCTGCGCGGTGGGAGAAAATGAGGAGGTGTTAGTTAATAATGGAAAATTTATCAAAACGTTTAGTAGATAAAAGTGTCGAATCATTTGTTTTGGGCCTTGAGATCTACAACAAGCCAACTATTAGATACCGAGTTGAAGGATTTAGCTTTTTTATTTGCAACGCGTGGGAATTAATGCTTAAAGCTTATCTAATTAATAGAGATGGAGAATCAAGCATCTACTATCACGATAAGGTAGACAGAACTATATCTCTGGAAGAAGCCATTAGAAAAGTCTTCACTAATAAGCATGACCCTTTACGCTTGAACCTAGAACAAATTATTAGTCTAAGAAATACTAGTACTCACTTTATTACAGAAGATTATGAGCAGATATTTGCTCCGCTTTTTCAAGCCTGTGTTTTTAACTATGCTGAAAAAATGCAGGAGTTCCATGCTATCGACGTGTCAAAAAACGTAGCACCCAGTTTCTTATCCCTAAGTGTTAACATTTCTGATATTTCAGATAAAGCTCTAAAAGCTAATTACTCTGTAGCTGTTGCTGAGCTTATGATACGAAAGCGTAACGAAGTGGATGGCGAACGTCAGACAGAGGGCATTAGATATTCAGTTCCCGTTGAAACTAAAATGGTTATTACTAAAGACCCCAATAAAGCCGATTTTTCCGTTAACATTTCTAAAAACTCTGACAATAATATAGCTATAGTACGTGAAATGAAGGATCCTAATTCAGTTTTCGCTTACACGCAGAATAAAGTTATAAGTTTTGTGAACAGAAGGCTTAAGAAAAAAGGGATTCTTTTAGACAAAATCAAAAAAGGCGAACCAGTCAAAGACAAGTTCACCTCAAATGATTTTCAATTGTTCATTAAATTTTATCAGATCAAAAATAATGCAACGATGTGTTATCACTATAGTTTGGGAAACCGATATGGATACTCTCAAAAAGTAGTTGATCTTATAGCTAAAGAAATTGAAAAAGATCCATCAGTAATCCAACATATCAAGCAAGAATTATTGAAGGCNAAAAAATAAAGATAACCCCAGGCACATGAGAATTCTCGGCCAATGCCTTACTCCCATTCGGGAACTCAGTGTTAATCCTTCGCAAGTTATCTTACAATTATTATCCACATTATCCTAGGTAAAGTCAAATATTACTTACTCTAAATAAGTGTATCTGCTTTTAGTATTCTATTTTTCTAATTAGAATCGAGGTGGTAAAAATGACCGAGATTAGCAACTATCTTGAAAAGGTAGCCCTTAACCATAATATTAATATTGTCTGGGCCGATAAGTTGGCCCCTGAAACTCCGCCTGGCTGTTCGCTCCATTACCGCAGCATTGTCATGAACCTTAACTGGCATCGCCCTGCTGAAATTTCGTTTCAGCTTGCTCACGAAATTTCACACATCTTAAATGGCGACGAAACTGATATTTGCTTCTACCACGCTACCTTCACAGGCAAACACTCCGTTGAATATAAAGCAAACACTGGCGCAGTTAAACTTATGGTTCCTTTTTATTGCCAAGGCGTGCCAAAAGAAACCATAAACGTATATGATTTTATGGAATCATACGAAGTACCAAGCTACCTTGACAATGTAGTCAGGGAAGAAGTACACAACTATTATATTTCAAACAGATACTAATACTACGTCCAAGCGTGATCGACGATAAAAGCTATTGGGAGGCAATAAAATGTTCGACATTCTTTTGGCGATTGTTTTTGGATGCTTAGCCTGGGGATCCTGGCGCGAATATACGACCAAGCCAGATAAATATGCCAAGTACAGTTCATTTGCTAAAAAGGCAGTTGTTGTTGGTTCTGGACTTTTAGCTGTCATTTTTCTCTGCTTAGGATTACTTGGTGGCCACGGCAGGAAACAGCCCGCTGCCTACTACAAATTGGGCACGCCGATTTCAAAGGTGGCCAAGCATGCAAAGAGCCATTCTGACGGAGCCTACTATACCGTCAAAGGCAGATCACACGTGCGGTATTATCCAGCTACCAATGCTGACGGCAAAAAAGTTGTATCTGCCGTTAAGTTTAACTATTTTGAGACCGATAGCGCATCAGTCTCAAACAAAAAGGTACTGAAGAACTATCGTAAAGTGACCGCATCAGATCTCAAAGAAACATCAAAAGATCATTACGTTTCTAAAAAGACTGGTAAGCATTACTGGTCGTCCGAAACCAAAGATGATAGCGGTAAAAACAGTCAAGCTATTATCCATCTGACATATGGCGACCTTAATTAGCTGAGAAAATCTTGGGAGTGATTATTTATGATGTTTTTAGGTTTTCTATTTCTGTTGCTTGCCGTGTGGTACTGGATGCGCAATCGTGACCGCAAAGGTGGCATGATCAGTGCCCTGCTCTTAGCGGTGGTCGGACTGACTATCATCGGCCTTACCCACGCTGACAACGTTGAAAAACAGCGGGCTGCGGAATCGTCATCGATCGCATCGTCTAAAAAGGCTAAATCTGAGTCAATCTCGGAATCAAAGAGCGAATCCTATGATCAGGCTATGGATGACGCTACATATACTGCGTTGGCTAAAAATCTGACCAGTCAGATGGCCAACGACTCTACACTCAACGGCTTTAAGATCGATTATAAAGATGACGGCCAGTTTTTCGTAACCGTGCCTAACAGTGTTGCCGCTATGACTGACAACGAACAAAAAGAAGTCTACGGCAGTGTGATCAATCTGCTTGAAAGCCACAATGCCAATGCGCCAGTGTCGTTCTACGATCAAAACGGCAATCCAGTTGCACGTATGACGCTGAGCGGCGGCGTTAAACTGTACAAATAAAAAAAGCCCACCCGCACAAAGCGAGTGGGGAGAAGTTAATTACGTATATCAAAATAAAAAGGCCCTCAAAGGGCGAAACATTAAAGTATGGAGGTACGCAAAATGTCAGACTCTAAAAAGTCAACAAATCAGATGCCTACAGAATTTTCTACTCGAAAAGTAGAGACTAGAAGTGTGCATAATAAAACATACAAAAAGCCAACAGCAGATAGATCTATGCCAACCATTCCACCTGCCGACAAAAAATCCTAACCTTGTAAAACAATCATAATCCACTTTTGCTCAAAATCAACATAAGAAAATGGCTGGTACTTTTCAAATGTATCAGCTTTACTAATATATTCTATAAGGCTTTGGTATGTAGGCTGACTAGTTTGCACACCTGGTACTAGAGATATTTGTGGTTGTCCAGCATCGCCTAATGAGTATTCATCTAGGACTCCAAAGCTAATAGGATTGTGTTCAAAGTCATATAAGTAAATTATTGCCTTTTTATCATTGTTAAGTTTATTTATAAAAGTCGGTCCAGGAACGAAGTCAGCCCTTTCCTTTTGGCCAGGAGCCACACAATTATAGCAATAATAGACAAAAGCATTTAAATACTTTGAGATTAGCAGAGTTATGAAAAATGCAAGTAAAAGGGTAATTAGAATCGACAGAGTTATAGACAAGTTTCCATGAATTTTTAAATTATGAAGTGAGGATAAAACCGCAAGATATATTGCATAATCAAAAATTGACCACAATAGCGAGTAAGCAATCACTTCTGTTTTTTTATCATTTCGAATATCAGTAAAACCAAGCTGATCAGTCACTAAAAAATTCATGAATCCCATTCCGCCTACCGTTGCAAGTGAAGCAATTAGGTTTGTTATCATAGTCGACACCTCTAACATTTCTAAAATGATAAGCTCTAGAAATATTATCAAACAATATTAGCAGATTGACAAATCAATAAAAACTCCTACTCATTTTCGCGAGTAGGAGTTAGTTAATTACGATGTTGTCGCCATTATACCACAAGGGAGTGTGCATTATGGCAAATTTTATGAAAAGGAACGGTAAATGGCAAGCTCGGGTTTCCTGGCGAGATGCAGACGGCAAGCTTCACCAAAAGTCCAAAGCCGGTTTTGCCACGAAAGCTCAGGCTAAGCTGTACGCAGCGGAATTGGAGTCTGATCTGGGTAAAGGTGTGGATGTATCTGCTGACCCGGTGTTTGCTGATTATTTCGAACAATGGTACAAGACATACAGAGAGCCACATTTGACCAAATCCTCTAAATACCAATACACGACAAGCATAAAATCGGTAAAAAAACTTTTTGGAAATACCAAACTCAAATCGATTAGTCGAACGGCTTTTCAGCAAGCCATCAACGAATACGGCAAAAACCACGCAAAACGCACTGTTGCACGCCTGCACTCCTACATAAGGTCTTGCGTTAAAACAGCTATTGCCGACGGTATAATCAATCGAGATTTTACTCATGGTGTGCAGCTGAGCTACAATGGCAGCAACGAGTACCATGTAGAGTACCTTTCGATTGACGAAATCAAGCGATTGATAAAAGTTGTGACAGATGATTTGTCGCCGGACAACATCCCTGCATATATCATCTTAACAGCCATTTACACCGGCGCTCGTTTTGGTGAGATCGTTGGTCTGACGTGGGATGATGTTGACTTTGACGCAAAAACAATCACAATTAACAAAACATGGGATTATCGTTTGCATCAAGGATTTATGCCAACCAAAACCCCACACTCGATCAGGACTATCATAGTCAATGACAAGTTTTTAAGCTTAATTGCGCAGCTTAAACATGACGTTCGACCAACTGATAGAGTTTTTAACCTGGAAGGGTCGACTTTTTTCAATCAAAAAGTTAATCGGTGTTTGCATAAGTATCTTAAGCAAGCGGGTATTGATAAACCGTCTTTCCACTTTCACAGTCTCAGACACACACATGTAGCTTATCTGCTCAGTCAAGGTGTGGACCTCTACGCAATTAGTAAACGGCTGGGCCATGCTAACATGTCGATCACCAGCAACACTTATGCTTACTTTATCGACGAGTATAAGCGAAAATCCGATAATTTAATCAAGAACAAATTAGACAAATTGTAAAACCGTTGTACGTATGTTGTACAGTGGTTTTTAAAATGCCTATGTATCAATGGCTTAAGCTTTATAGTAATGTTGATCCCAAACAAAAACACCGAGGCAAAGCTGATTTTACCTGCTTGATGATTTGGCATATCCATCCCCCCTTTTTAATTTAATTATAATTAATCTATCACTGAATTGACTGCTTGATAAGTTTTCAAAGATAAAATTGTATGGCCAACGACTTTATTGATTGAGATTGAGCATCCCGAGCCTAATTAAGCTTTTTAAATTTGAATTTTCTGCTATACTAAAACTAAGTTGAATATTTTTCCGCACTAGGGGAGTCCATGTTCTGGACTGAGACGCGCGCAGTGACGCGTAAACTCTTTGAACCTGTTAAGTCGATGCTTGCGAAGGAAAGTGCTTCTTCTTTTTGAATTGGAATCAACCAGATCCGCGAGCGTTTTAACGAGTTCGCGGATTTTTTATTTCAGCCAATCAAAGGAGGAATTCATATGAGTCTGATTGCACAGCTGCGCAAACAAAATCCGGTCGTCTTAACGGTCGCCAACATGGTTACGCCCGCTGACGTTGCCAATGGTCTAAACGTTTTAGGTGCTTCGCCAATCATGTCCAAGGCGCCTGAAGAAGCCGAAGACATGGTTAAGATTGCCCAGGCCGTCACGATTAATCTGGGAACCGTTGAAGCCGCACAAAGAAAAGAGATGCTGGCGGTTATGGATGCCGCGCAGTTTTTAGAGGTCCCAGCCGTCTTTGATCCGGTTGCCTGTGCCGGCAGCGCCTATCGTACCCAGGTCGCCAACGAGCTTTTGAACAAGTATCACTTTGCCTGCATCCGCGGCAACGTTGGCGAGATTGCTGCGTTAGCCGGGATTGACTGGCAAAGCCACGGCATCGATGCGGGATCTGGGGATGGTGATCTGACCGCCATCGCGCAGAAATGTGCCCAAAAATATCAAACCGTTGTTGCAATGACCGGAGCCGTAGATATCATCACTGATGGTCAAAAAGTCATCAAGGTTCCGTTTGGCTCGCCGCTGTTTGCCGTTCACGTGGGAACCGGCGACATGCTTTCCAGTATTATTGCGGCCTTTATCGGTTTGGGCGGCAGTGTCTTGGAAGCGGCCGCCACGGCTTGCGAGGTCTTTGCCTTAGCTGGCCAGGCCGCTGCTAAAAAGACCCAGATGCCAAGCCGCTGGTATGACATGTTTTTGGACAATCTTTACCAAGCCGATGATCAATTGATTGCAGCCTGGCAAACCGAATTACAGAAAGAAGACTGA